ACACGTAAGGAGTCGTCGGCAGCGTCAGATGTGTATAAGAGACAGTCCTCAAACACAGAGGTTTGGTTAGACGCATAACGTAGTGAGCGTGTCATTGTGCCGTCAAAATATTGTAGTGGTTTGTTCAAGTGATGTCTTGAACGTAGTATATAATTAACAGGAGTTCTGCTTTTTTTTAGGATATATATTCTATCCTTTACTTCCCATTTAGGCTGGGTAGCCGTAGTTTTTTTTGCCATTTTATTACGATTAAATTAAATTAAAAAGTAAGAAATACCCCCGTCAGTTCAACGAGGGTAAATCCTACAATAAATATTACTTCAATAAGATAAAGTTGTTTGCTCCGTGTACACAAAGAGCTCTCTCACTTAAGAAGTGAACTTCCATAGCGTCTAAGTCGCTTGTCATTCCAGCATTACCAGCAGAACCAGTAATCCAAGACTTGTACTTACGATCTTCAGCTTCTGATTTTCTGTACTTCACGTGCAAGAAAGGACGAACAGCGTTCTTACCTAAAACTTGATCGTAGATAGTAGTTGTACCAGCAGGTACTAATACACCGTCTACATCAGAAGTTAAGGCTCCAGTCGTAGCATCGTTTAAGTATTTCCAGTCAGTTTTGTAGAAATCATATCCTAAGTTGAATCCTTTGAAACCTAAGCTAATTGCCATCTCTTCATCGTTGTCGAATAAACCGTAAGAGCTTGTAGAAGCACCGCTGTTGTTTTGTGCAGCAAGTACGTTGTCAATCTCGAAAGATTTAGTTCTGTTAACGAAAAGAACGTTCTCTTGGATCGCACCTTCTTTGTCAAGAACTTTGATAAGCTCTTCTAGGTCAGTACGAGCAGCAATTGAACCAGTAGCAATGTTACCTCTGTTTTCGATCTCATAGAATAAACCTTTTGTTCCTTTGTATCCAGCAGTTTCAGCACCAGATGAAGCAACAGCAGGCTCTCCTTCGATCAATGATAGCTCCATGTAGTCTTCGAAACGTAAACGAGTTTCGTGCTCAGACTTCAAGTACCATAGGTATCCAGTAGCTCCATTTTCAGTAGTCACCTCGATCCATCCGATCTGTGCCATATCAGAACCATTGACTTCATACTTGTCTTTGATGATGATAGGGTTAGTAGTTTGGATGTCTTTTGGCGCCTCTAAAGATCCACTCATTCCGTTTGTTCCTTTTTTGAACTCAGAACCAAATGCAAATACGCTAAGACCAGTTGTTCCAACAGCAGCTGCAAGGTTTGCTCCGCTATAAGAAGCTACAGTAAACGTGTTAGTAGTTACACCTGTGATGATAGCTTTGTCTTGGTCAGTTCCGTCAGAAACAATTACTGTTTGGTTAACACGGAAAGGGTGTCCATTAGAAGTGATTACGTCAGCAGAACGAGTAGCTCCAGTTACCGCTAAGTGAAGTCTTCCTTGCTCTGACCATTGGATTACGTCAGATTGGAAAGGCATCTCAGCTCCTACCATTCTTAGAAAGGAAGAAACAGAACGGTTACCGTACTTTTCGAATTCAGCTTCGTATACGTCAGGTAGATACTGAGAAGTAAACTCAATAGCAGACCCTAAATAGTTAGTCGATAATGTCGACTTTGATGGAGCTGGTGTTAATGCACCTTGTACTCCAGAAATAGTTACACTCATTTTTTAAAGTTTTTAATGATTATTGTCGTTTTTTTATTTTAAACGAGAACGCATCATCAGAAGAAACAGCTCTAAACTTTGTGCCTCCAGTATCAGTCTGAACATTTTCACGAACATTCATGTCTATGTTCTTGGTCTCTTTTACAAGACCATCTGTTGCATCCGCCTTACCTTGCTCATAAGCAAATTTGAATATGGCGTCTGCATTCTGTGCGGCAAACAAAGCTTTGTGGTACGAGTTAATATCTTTCACAACCCCATTTTCATCTAAGTGCTGTGTAAAAAAGTTATTAATATCAGATTGAACTTCTTTAACTTTACTTACATCTGTGGGTTTGTAAACCTGTTTCTTTTCTCCTGTATTGAACTCAAAACCTTTGAATTCATCAGAAAAAAGTTGGTTTGTCTTTTCTTGAAAGATACGAGATCGTTCCTGCTGAGCCTTTGTCTCTTGATCAGTTTGCTCTCTATATTGATTATAAAAGTTAAAAGCCTCCTTGTAGTCTTCGGGAATCTCGGCAGCTCTTGACTCAAGAGGAGCTTTGTATTTTTCCTTTAGTCCTTCAAAGTGATTTCTAGCTTTGTATAATTCTTCTTTATAGGCAATCTTTTTCTTTTTGATATCTTTCTCTTCGTCAAGATCAGCGTCAAAGCTAAACTCTTCGTTGATTAAGTAATCAATCTCTTCAGAATCTAAATGTGGTTTACTTTGTTTGTAATACTCACGTAGAACCGAAGTGTCATCAACCTGAGTCCAATCTTGCTGTAGTTTTGCATAGTCTTCAAATGAGCGTCCTGTCTCATTCTTGTACTCCATAAACTTAGCAATATCTTCAGGTAAAGATTGCTCTTGTTTTGTTTCAGTATTTTTAAGAACGTCTATAGACTCAACCTCTAAGTTGTGCCTATCTTTTAAATAGTTTAAGATGCTTGAATCATCAAGCTCAATAGGTTTTTCTACTTCTTGCTTTTCTTCTTGTACATTGTCTTGGGCTTGCTCTTGGACTTGCTCTTCGACTTGCTCTTGTTGTATGGCATCTTCTGTTGTTTTTTCTTGTTGAACTTCTTGTTGAACTTCTTGTTGAGGTTCTTGCTCCTGTACTTCAGTTTGCTGAGCCTCTACCGTCTGTTCTTGTTTTGGCTCTATAGGATTACCTTCGGCATCCAAAGCCCTTACTTTCCATTCCATATGAATTAAATTAAATTATAGTGCAAAATTATGAAATTAATCAACACCCAAGATCCCCTGTATACCTGACCCTAACGTGTCTTGACCGTCAAAGTCAATTGGATCTAAGTCCTGGTTTCTCTGTTGAATTAATTTAGATTGTTGTGTAGCTTGCTTAGCAGTTCTTTTGTCTTTCCTGTCCTCTTTATACTCTTCTTTATCCTTCTGCATCTGAAGTTCTGTAGCCTTTATTTGGCTATCTATTCCTTTCTGCATTTTGATTAGTTCAGACTTAAGTAGAAACTCTTGCTGCATTCTTTGCATTTCAAGCTCTGCTTCGAGCTGTTTAATTTTAGCCTCAGCTTCCATCTTAGCAAGTGCCGTTTGCTGCTTTCCTTGTTCTGCAGCCATAGCAGCTTGCTGGTTAGCCTCAGCCTGTAAGGCAATATTTTCTTGTTGACGCTTGTTGTCAAGCTTTTCCTTACGTCTTTTTCTAACCTTAAGAAGCTGTGAAGCAATCTTTACGTTTTTAATGCCTCTAATATCAATAGCATCATCAATGTCAATTTTACCTGCTGATAATGAGGTCTGTATGTTTTGCTCAAGCATTTGTTTCTCCTCCTCATCTGGGTGAAGCTCAATGAATATTCCAAAGTCATGCAGGTGAAGCTCTTTTATCTCTTCAAGAATCTCTACGCTGTATCTTCCTATGTTTTTGACAAAGTCCTCTGTCATGTCAGAGTACTCTAGTACATCAGATATACGATAGTTTACACACTCAGCAAGTCTTTGTGTAGTAAATATTCCTGATTTTAGTATGTGTCTTGTTGCAGTGTTTGAATTTAATGCTGCAAGCTTTTGCACACCAACTAGAGCGTTTGAGTCTGGCATAGATCCGTCTCTAGCCTCGTTTAAGCCTGTCACGCCTCTCAACATATTAAGGTTGTAGTTGTACATGTTGATCAAAGAACTAATCTTAGCGTTAGCCCCTGAGGATGTAAGCTCCTGTATTGGAACTTTACCACTGTTAAACTCACCCTCTTCTGTAAGACTTCTACCAATAACAGATCCTGTTTGGAAGTAAAGGTTTAGCGCCTCTTGTGGTGAGTAGGTGTTTCCATTCCCTAGATTTACAGATGATAGTCCATCAATATCAATAAACACTCCATCTGGAATCATCTTAGCAGCCACCTGTTGTAGTTTTAGGTGTAACAACTGTATTTGATCAGCAAATGGAATCATTCTTTTTACAAGAGAGTCAATCTGACCTCTGTACATTTTTGGAGCACTGACAATAAAGGGAGCGTACACTTTGCTCATCGAGCTTTTTGGACGCACCATGTTTTTCATTAGATCCCATTTCAGGATTTTGTTTGTTCCTAATACAAGAACACCTTCGTACCATACATCAATTCTTTTAGATAGTTTTTCAAAACGTGCTTGCTCTGTCTTGGGTGGATTGAATTGATCGTCTTTTCTTAAAACCTTTTCGCCTCCTGAGGCTGTTTTTTTCTTTTTGTATACGATGTTCTTGTCAGTCTTATAACAGAAATACAGCAAAGTTGCTGTGTTGTAATCAAAATTATCAGTCTTATATCCACCTCTCATGCCCTGATAAGCATCAAACTTAGAGGAGGACTTTGCAATCTCATCAATATCTTCTTGAGTTAGTGATGGATCTATTTTTTTTATCTCTGTGATGTTTACATTCTTTACTTCTCCAAAGTAATAGCAGTCATCAAAGTATGGGTCCTCTGTGGGACTATACACCAAGTCAGAAGGGTCAACGTACTCTATCTTAATCCCCTCGTCTCTATTAAAGGTGTGTTTTACAGCTGATATACCAAGAGTTGTAGCGTCTTCATCCACTCTCCTCTTAGTTAATTCATAGTTGTTATACTTTAATGTGGTCTCAATTGCCTTCTCTTCAGCAATCTCAATGTCGTCCTTGTAGTCTATCTTCATATGAAGATCAAGCTCATCGTCTGTCTCTGGAAGCGCATCAGGCTGGGTAGAGAACATATTCTTCCCTAGCATTGCTCCAATCTCTTCAAAGTCTTCTTTGTTACGCATTTCTGTCTGTATGCGATTCTTGTACATTGCTTTTTTGTTAGACGATACAGGATCAACTGCCTCTGCCTTAACATCAAACAAACGGTTAGATATGCCGTTAACTACAATGTCTACGAACTTGGGTATAATCGGAACTGGCGTCCAGTCTAGGTTTAAGTAGGATATGTCTCCATTAATAGCAAGCTCATCTTTATACTTTCGTACAGACTGCTCTCCCATAGCATAAGTTCTTAGCTTATGATAAGTGTCTCTGTTGTTATAAAATCTTGATTGCCCTCCCTCTTTTCTGAACCATTCAGATTCGATGGCACGACCAACCATTAGTCCATATTCCTTAGACGCTTTCTCAGCATCTGACGCTAATTGATTTGGAAACCCTATAACATATCTCCCAGAAGATCCTTGCATATTTTTACTTTATAATAGAGCTAACTATGCCACCATTATTATAC